TAATATCTGCTTTAACTTGCAGCTGTTCCAGGACGTATTGTTGCGCCGGGGTACAGGTGGGACATTCAATCATAGTAATCAGAAACGATACTTCAGACCGGCTTTGGTGCCGTAGCTGTTCACATCATCAAAGGCAGCGGAGATCTCACCGTACACGGAGAGAGCTTCGGTCACGCCGACGCCACCACCAACTTTAGCAGTCAGGATAGTTTCAGACTCACCACCATCAGGAGAGACGATGGAAGGGCCACCTTGCAGATACCAGGAAGCAGTACCCTCAGCACCATCAACACCGACGTGGAAGTCAGTGGTAGTGCCCGAGTAATCAGAACCGGTGAACCCAGAGTTCGCTTCAACATTAACATAAGGCTTAGCGAAAGCAGGTGCAGCCATCAGAGCGACGACGGGGAGGATAGCAAGAGTTTTCATTTCTTAATTTTGAGTTTAGTACGTTTAGCAGTTTTGGCGGCGCGTTTGAAGTTAGCAGCCGTGGGAGCGCCTTTAGCCCCAGGCTTCCTCATTTTTTCACCACTACCAGAAGCGATGCGCTTACGTTTGGCGTGGATGTTTGCATAGAGTCCAGGCTTAGCCACATTTCCATTTGCGTAGGGCAAGAGCCTTCCGCGTGGGACGACCCTTTTCATCTTTCATCGGTCCTTTGTTACCTTTCATTCTAGCACAAAAGGACCGCTTGCGTGGACCACCTTCAGGCTGTGGAGCCTTGAGGTTTGATCCAGTTTCACGATTGTATTTAGCACGACCAGCAGCAGTCAAGCCTCCAGTCCGGGACTTGTGCTTTCCGATCTTGAGGCTGACTGACTTAGCCATTACTTTTTAGGTTTTTTGTTTTGGACTTTTTTACCAGTTTTAGCAGCTTCTTTTTTAGCAGCTGCCATACCAGCAGGAGTGTAAGAGTAGTGCTTCTTACCGACTTTAGGCATTACCAGATACCAGGAATGATTTGTCCAGTCAGCGCATAAGCGCCAAGAGCAGCCATGACACCAAGCATAGCAAGGCGACCGTTAAGCTGCTCAGCTCGTTCGTTGTGTGGGACACCGTAGGGATGATCAGTCATAATGAGGGGTGGCTCTTTGGCCCAGATGTTAGTGTCGTTCATTAGAATTTAATATCGGATCGGGCAAGTTTTTGCATGATCTCATCACGATACGCGGGATCACGATCGTAGCGAGAGTCAGACATTGCCCGTACAACCTCTGCTTGACTTTTAAATACGTCAGCAGGAGCTGCAGCTTTACCTTGAATCATGTTTCCTTCGTAACCATTTGCGTCAGTGTAACGTGCTTGAAGACCAGCAAGGGCAAGACGAATAGCGTCAATGTTACCAGAGTCTACCACGTTATCAAAAGCTTGGATCTCAGCTTGTGAAAAGTTTTCAGCAGCCCAACCAACTAGCTGTTGGTAAGCTGTCTCTCCACCTACAGAGTTCTGAATGGTATTGATGTCAGCTTGAGTAAGGTCAGCTCCTTGTTGTTGTCCCCCGCTAGGGAGACCTTGTTCATATTCAAAGTAGGCTTGGATAAGTTCTTTTGAAGACATCTTCTCAAACTCAGCCAGCGTCTCTGCGCTTAGCTCGCCTTTAGCCTCAAACTCTTCTGCCGCTCTACCGATTGCTTCAACCTGTGTAGCGTATTGAGTAGGCTCTTTCTGAGCTTCAGGTTCTTCAGTTTGTTCCTGAGAACCCAGTTTCTTTTCAAGCTCAATGTATGCTTTTTCAAGCTCTTGTGCATTTTTATATTTCCCAGCAAGGCGTTCTTCGGCTTGCTTAATCATCTCCTCGCCAATGGCAAGGGATTCAGCTTGGTCCGATTCTACTGCCCCGATAATCTCAGGGTCATTGCTGGGATCATAAGTAAGGATTTCTGCCATAGTTATTGCATTGGTGGAACGACATCCTCACCCATTACCGCATTGACAGTCTCAGCTGCCATTGGGTTTTTGGATGGATCTGCCAGTGGAGCTTTGAGGAGTTGACCGGCTTGTTGAGCCATCATCATATCCTCTTGATCTTGCATAGCATCAGCTTGTTCCTGTTGAATCTGCTCCATAGATTTAACAAGATTCAAAACGTCAATACCTTGTGCAGCTGCCAGACGTTTAATGGCTTCGTCAGCATTGATGTATTGCATCAGTGCCTCAGGTCCAAGCGTTTGAGCAATGGTCATGATGAATGCAGTGAGAGACTCACGATCTTGACCACGGCCAAGAGCATTGATACCTGCAACAATAGTAGGGTTGACCAGATCTTTAGGAATACGTGGGAGTTGTCCACTACGTTGAAGAACCAGCATCTTGCGGTTCAGATAAGGAAGAAGGAATTCAACGGTTAGCAAGGAGAACAAACCGCCAAGCTGTTGTTCCAACTCAAGTTGAGTGAGTCGAACTTCTTCAGCAGTGGTACGTTCAGATTGACGTACGTTGAGAATGAGGAATGCTTCAGCCAAGCGTCGCTCAAGCTGTTGCATCATAGTCATAGCGGTGCTGAAGTCAGCAGTTTTACCAACTTGTACAACACCGATGTCATCGGGACGACCTTGAACGATCGCACCGTTGCCTGCCTTCGCCAGCGTCTGGGCTTTAGTCGTGCTTGAGGGTGATACCACGAAGACGACCTTAGCGGCTGCTGCAGAGCCTTCTACGAGGGACTGGGAGAGTGCATTAAGCGACTTAAGATCTCCCAGGAATTCCTCAACTCTACCCCGTCCATAGTTTTCGCCATCGACAGAATTGAAGCGCAGTACAAGCCAAGGACTAGCATCCTTTGGAGCTTTACTTTCTGAGCCAGGAATGACTTTACCATAAACCTCTTGGTACCACAACCAGCGGTTGTTGTCTAGACGTACATGAGTATAAACTTCTGCATCGTCTTCTGACACAAAGCTCTCGTTAGAAACAGGAGGCGGGTCTTTGATAACTACATCGGGCAGAAGTTTTTTGTTAATGATTTCTTTGGTGACGATCTCAATTACGTTACCATTACCATCTCTATCGACAACGTAACGATTAAGTGGGTAGTGTTTCAACCCTTCCTTACCCATAAAAATCAGAGCGTTACCACCGACAACCAAATGTTTGAGAGCTTGGTGTACAACAACACGATCACTGGAAGCAGCAATCGCATCCATAACCATACGCTCCATCTTGGCAAAACTAAGGTCAAGCTCAGAACGGATTTCAGCAGGCAGTTCTTCGCCTAGCTTGTCATCACGTACCTGAAGCTTGAAGAACGTAGTTTGAGGAGGAAGCAACGACAGCATCAACTTAGATGCCAACGTTACCACACCTTTTGCACCTACGGATTGCCAAGGTTGAATAAGTTGTTGATGGGTTACCCGATACTCATCACGTTGGATGAGGTAAGGAAGAGTGAGTTTAGCGCACTCAACCGCTGTGTCTAGAAACTGAGAACGGTAGCTAGATAGATGATCGTACCTGCTTTTAGCGTTCATTTAATTAACCAATGTTAAGTCCACCACCGGTGCCACCACCGATGTTAAGGGGAATACGAAGTGCTGCGAGACCACGAGAGAGCCCCTTTACAGTACCACGGGTTGACCGTGCGGTTCGTACACCGCCACGGCTCAGGTCAAGCGTGCTTTGAACGGGACGAGGTGCCGCATCCGGTACCTGTGCTTTTGGTTTCAAAGCGTCAATCATCGATTGATATTCTTTTTGTTGATTTTCCTGTGCAATACGCATAGCGGTAGCTTCAATACCAGCTTGCCGCTCTGCTGCTACACGTGCATGATGTGCTCGGCGGTTTGCGCCCATGATTAAGATTCCTCATCAAGTCTATTTTCTATCCACTCTAGAACATTACGTTGACCAGCACGATACATGATCTGATTCAACGCAGTGTCAGGAGATGGATTGACAGGTGGAAAGACATCCTCTAGTTCTTCTAGAAGACGCCGAACAGTAAGCCCAAAATTAGGCATACTGTGGGAGGTTTTGGTTTGCATGTTCAAAGAACGCTGGCATCCGTGCTCGCTTAGTTTCGACAAGCTCAGGAGCTTTGCCCTCATACATTAGACGATCGCTGGATTCCAGCCAAAATTTTTTGTTTAGATATTTATTGGGGTTGTTAGCCTTGAGCGGCTGCATCACCCAATTAATGGTTGCCTTGCGGAGCTTATCCAAAGAAGGGCTGTAATCGAGCCCAAGCTCACGACATACCAGGCTATTCGTAGCCACGTGGACTTGTTCATCACGGCTAATGTCAGCAGATACAGTCCTCAACCCCGCATCGCCCGTAAAACGGAAAAAGGGTAGGAGCACAAAGAAAATTGCACGCTCGGCAACCAGTGCCTTGAGGATCGTGTGATCCGGATGAGAAACCCAGGCGTCTCTGAGACGTTTGGCTTCTTCCTCAGCTTGCGTATCAACGCCAAGAGCATTGGCGATGTAACCCAATGCAAGGTCGTGGTTTTCTTCGTCTTTGACATTAGACAGTAAGAGCGTCCGCGCCAAATCCGGTACGTCATTTTCTAGAGCATCGGTGATAAAGTCTCCCACTGGCAACTCCATATGGCGGATAGCCAAGGCGCGGTAGATAGTCTCTTCCGCACCTTCGGTAAGCTTACCAGCGGTGGTTTGGACAGGAGTCCAAGTACGTTTACGTGAAAGTAGTTTTTGATAAGGGTTCATTCGCCGCAATTACAATCAGGAGCAGGGTCATTAAGAAGTGACTCCAGGTAATCATCGACCTCCAACTCATCCAATGCAGCATATGCACTGGTTTTGTCTTGCGTGTCACCCATTACCTGAAGCGAATAATAAAGGGAGGTCTGGTCAGATGCCAGCCACTCTTCGATAAACGCTTCGTCATAGGTGATCACATCAGACCAACTATTGAAGCTATAACCGTGAAGAAGTCCCGTGCCGTCCAGCATCTTCATGATACCATTAGCGACACTCATATATGCATCCCAGCCAACTTCCGATGCGATCTCAACGTCGCCATAATCGTAGCTCTGGACGCCAAACGTGCCGCTATCGCGGTCAACGTGACGGGCAATGGGAGGTGCAATTTCCGGTGTGGCAGTGTAGCCATCCGGGTCTTTGTAGCGGTAGCTGCAGGAAGCCGTAGGTGCAATAGCGAAGGCTCGGTCCATGTTGTTGACACGTGCAACGCTTGCAGCTTGTGCAATACCACTCTTAAATTCAAGGGCAAGGGTGATGCCGGGAGTGAACTCAGTAATAGCGTCGCCACTGTTGACGACAGCAAGAGCCTCACCAAACTCTTTATAGCTTACGTTGTACCTTCGTAGGAGGTTGGCAAGTCCAAGCATCCCCAGTCCAACTTGTCGATCTGTTTCGGGTGGCAGGTACTCTCCAGACTCTCCAACACCTGTCCGGCCATGGAGACTGCACAGCTCGGACATACCTGCAAAGAAAGCCGGTGCGATGTCTTCGATGTTACAGGCAGCGAGATTGATATGCTGCAGCAGGCAAGTTCCTCGTGACGGCAGGTAAACCTCAAGGCAGACGTTACCACGGATTCGTTTTCCATATGCATCAACTTTAGTTTTGTTTAGCCAGATATCGCCCTGGCGGATGCCTTGGAGCAGAGCCTGGCGGACGTTAGGCGTAGCCTCTTCCCACCAGTAGTCATTGATGTTTACACAACGCTTGACCCAAGGAAGTTCAGAGCGAGTAGCTTGAATGAACTCAAGTATGTCGGGGTGACAGAGGTCAAGGTGGCACACCACCGCGCCATTCTTATAATGCCCACCCCGTCGCAGGGTTTGGTTCAGGGTGCTGTAGATTTGTGCGAATGATACAGGTCCAGAAGCTGTAAGACCTTTTCCGTTTTCACTTCCTTTGGGTCGGAGCTTTGATAGATGGACTGCAACTCCTGCTCCAAATCGAAGGGCATGTGAGACGAATCTCCAAGAGGCTTCAATTCCATTAGGTCCTTCCATGGAGTCCTCCACTACAAACACAGTGCAGGAAACGGGAAGGCGGGAGGTAGGGTCGTCAATCCATGACTGTACGCGCCCAGTACGGGCGACGAGTTCTTTGGTAGTGGCGGACATTATTAAACGAGATCAGTAAGGGTAGGGGGTT